TTGCTTAATTTTGCTTAATTTTGCTTAATTTAGAGATTATAAGTTAAACAATATTTTGTACAAGATGCTTACTATATAACAACTTACGTATGTTATAATAGAAAATAGAGAGGTTTACACATGGAAAAGAACACAGTAATAAAGAAAGTAAAAGCCAAAGAATCCAGAAATGGCAAATACAGGGATTACAGAGCTGAATCAAATCATGAACAACAGTACTATCTTGAATTGACTAAGAAATCACCAGCATTCAAGGCTTGTAGCCCAAGACAGAGATTCTTTGTAATCAACTATGTATTGTGTGGAGGGAATGCAAGCAAAGCAATGGTATTGTCTGGTACCACATCAAGATACTATGCACAGACGGCGGCAAAATGGATGAAGGAAGATCGCATACAGAACGCAATACATGAATTCTGGGAAATAGTATTTGGCGATAAGATCAACAAGATAGAGAGAAACCTTATAGATGCGCTGTATAGAAGAGCTTTCACAAACAGATGGGACTATTTCAACAAGGATGGCTCGTTGAAAGAAGGAATCAAATTCCCTCATGATCTCGGAGAAGATCATGTTATCATAGATGGTATAGAGAAGAAGTATTATGGAAAAGATGCTGATGTAGAAGTGGTGGTATATAAACTTGCTGACAGAGATACAGCTTTCAGACAACTGCAATCCATGTTAGGTCTTGACAATAAGAACATCAATCTAAGGAGCAATACACAAGACAAGTCAACTGGTGTACTTATTACTCCGGGAATCATTGAAGCAGATGATTGGGAAAAGATGAATGAATAAATAACCTAATATGTTATAATCACTTATAAAGTAAGAAGGAGAAAAATACAAATGGCAGAGACAGAAAAAATTAGATTTTTGGGATACAATCTTGACCATGAAAAGGTTGATGTAACCATAAGCGGTATCTATGAAAGAGTAAGTACAGATATTGAAATCACGTTATCAACAACTGATATACTGAGATACAATCATATATTTGTTGACAAGAAATACAACTTGCATGAGCCTATACAAGTGAAGAAGATCAGATTATCGTTGATCACTGAAGGCATCTTCCATGATATGACAATCATCATGCAAGGTACAGCATATGTGATGAATGCAAATGGTGATACTGTTGATACATTGAGATCAAAGCGTGATTCTGTATAAATATACAATCTAAGGGAGAAAAAGTTTTATATTTCCCTTAGAGAATTTATACAGATGTTTGTGATTGTATATCAACATACAAAACATATACAATAAATATACAGGAAAAGAAAGGAAAAACAAGATGAAAACAACCATAAAAGCACCAGTAATCCATATGCCGATAGAATTGCATTATTGTGATTTTTACACATTCAAGGAATATTTTGAGAAACAGACAGGCAATCCCTTTGATATGGCTCAATGCGATGGAGCAGTAAGCACATTCATAAAAGGCAGAAACGTGAAGATTGTCATATGGATAGAAGATGATGGTGATCATGACTGGGTGCCGATTGCACTGATAGCACATGAATGTTTTCATATTGTCTGCAAATTGCGAAGGGAGATGTATGCTCTTGATGAAGATGATGATCTTATTATAGGAGCACAAAGCGAAGAAGATTGGGCATACATCTATGGTGAGATTGTAGGCAAGATATCAACAACAATAGATAAATGGATGAGACATGCAAAAAAGGAAATCAATGCTACCACAGAAGATTGAACCAAGAAACATAATCTGGAAACCTCAACCCGGTGCTCAAGTACAAGTCTTGAGCTGTCCTGTTTTTGAAGTATTGATAGAAGGGAACAGAGGTGGTGGAAAGTCAGATGTATTGCTCATGGACTTTGCACAACATGTAGGCAGGGGTTGGGGAGAATCTTGGACTGGAATCATATTCAGAGAAACATTCCCCAACTTGCAAGATATCATAGCCAAATCACAAAGATGGTTCAGACAAATATTCCCAGATGCTATATACAACAGAGGGGAACATACATGGTATTTCAAGACTGGTGAAAAACTGTTGTTCCGACATGCAAGGGTTGTTGATGATTACTGGTCATATCATGGACATGAATATCCTTGGATAGCTTGGGAGGAGCTTACAAACTGGGAAACATCAGACTTATACACTATGATGATGAGTGTATGCAGATGCTCCAATCCAGAAGTAACAATCAGAAGATATATCTCTACATGTAATCCGTGGGGGAGAGGACACAATTGGGTAAAGAACCGATTCATTGACCAAGCGCCAGCAGGGAAGATCATCAGAGAGATTATTACCAAAGAATATCTTGTAGAACTGGGTGTACCAGCAAAAGAAGATATGATTACAGAAAGAGTGTATATACATAGTAGCAGGGAGCAGAACAAGGCTCTGATGCAGGCTGATCCAAAGTATGCACTGAACATAGCACAGAACAGTAATCCAACAATCAGAAAAGCTTGGCTTGAAGGTGACTGGGATATACTTGCTGGAGGGATGTTTGATGATCTCTGGAACAAGAAGGTACATGTATTGAAACCATTCGATATTCCTAAGTCGTGGAAGGTGTATCGTGCATTTGACTGGGGTTTGTCTGCTCCATTTGCTGTTGGCTGGTGGGCAATATCAGATGGGACTGCGGCAATCTATGATGGTAAACCACATTATTTCCCAAGAGGCACCATGTTCCAGATTGATGAATGGTATGGCTGGAATGGACAACCAAACAAAGGTCTAAGGCTGACAAATGTGCAACTGGGAAGAGGTATCAGAAAAAGAGAAAAGGAATTCAAGAAAAAATACGATGTAGACAAGGTATATAAAGGTCCAGCAGATGCCAGCATATTCGGCAATGAATCAGATGGGGAAGATATAGCAAGCAAGATCAGCAAAGCATTCTATGACAAGCAATCCATCATGCAACCTATCTTTGTACCTTCAAACAAAGCAAGCGGTACACGTATCATAGGGTGGCAGTTGATCAGAGATAGACTTGAAGCGGCATTGAATGGAGAGAGAGAAACTCCACATATGTATGTGTTCAATACTTGTGAACAATTCATCAGAACAATCAGAATACTTGCAAGAGATGAGAAAAATCCAGATGATGCAGAATCAGATGGTGAAGATCACATTGCAGATATGACCAGATACATGGTATTGTTCTCAACTACAAAGGCGGAACAGAGAAGGTATACATTAGGGTGAACAAAACAATCTTTTTAATAGCAAGCATGTAGTATAATAGATACAAACAAGAGAGGATTAATACTATGGGAGTAGACAAGACACATCCGTTATATGATAAATATGTAAAGACATGGTTGAAATGTAGTGATGCCTATGAAGGGCAAGAAGCAATAAAATCAAAACGTGATCTATATCTGCCAAGATTATCTGGGCACATGGTTGATTATGAACACCAAGTGACAGCAGATCAAAGAAGCAGAGGATGGATGGCATCAGAAACTGAATATGCCATGTACCTGCAAAGAGCTGTATATTACAATTACATCAAGAAGATTGCAAATGGACTGAATGAACAGATATTCAGAAAAGATGTAAAGATAGAAGCCCCAGATGCAATGCAGGATATCATAGATAATTTCACATATGATGGTAAATCGCTCAGAACAGCAATCAAGGAATCAAACAGAAGAATACTACTGAAATACAGAGATGCGCTAGTCCTTGATTTCCCAAAGAATGATACAGAAGAACCATTATCACAGCAACAGGCAGAAGAGAGAAACATCAGACCTTATGCTGTATACTATAGTGCAGAGAAGATCATCAACTGGAAATATGAAGTAGTGAACAACAAATCACAGCTTACAAAAGTGGTGATCGAAGAAACTGTTGAAGAACAAGATGAAGATGATGAATTCAATGTCAAGGATGTAACACAGTACAGAGTACTTGATTTCGGTGATGATGAAGGCGCTGGCAGAAAATACAGGGTAAGGATCATCAGACAAAAAGATGATGCAGAACCAGAACTTGTTGAAGAAATGTATCCAAAGATCAGAGGTGAATATCTTGATTACATTCCTTGTTTTTTCTTGACACAAAAAGGAATTTCTGGCGATCTTGATTATCCTATGCTCAATGATGCAGTTGATATCAATATAGCACATTACATCAACAGTGCTGATTACGAGAACGCAATAAACATCACAGGTTCCCCAACACCAGTTATCATTGGATATGGGAATGAGGATGATGATGAAGAAGTTGCACTAGGAAGCAGAGCTTTACTGTTGTATGGGCAGAATGCACAAGCATATTACATGGAATACAAAGGAGAAGGACCGGGAGCTCTTGCA